AGTTCCGTAATACCTTTCTTTGGATTATCTAGATCGATAACCTTGTGGTAGAATAGTCTACCGTCGATATACCAAGTTCTAACAATCTCATGTGCGCGATTGTCAAAGTTCAACAAACGTTTGAGATATTCAAACTCATTACGAATTTTAGTTTTTACTCCTGCGCCAACTTGTAAGTTGTCTAGGTTTACCTCAACAGGAGAATCGTAAGCATCGCTCACGATAAACTCATTCACAACTTCATCAACAGCACTATCCACCTCAGGGTGAATTGCCATATCACGATAACGACGGATCATCTCAAACTCATTACGAGCTTGATTATCCGTATCTACATACGTTCCATAATACCCACCTGCCGCTACGGCGATGGGTTCATCAGCAGAAGGAGGGACAGGGGATTGACCCCTCTGCCCCTCCTTTCTGTTAATCTGGAAGCCAAATAACTGACTCATGATTAAAATACAAACAGTTGAGCGTTCAACTATTTATCAGACTACGCCAATGCCAGAAACGCCGCTTCTGGTTCCTGCTTCTGCGGTGAAGTAGGAATACTGCCACTCAACGGAGAATTCTTCGATCTGATCATTGCTATCATAAGCAAGATCGATAGGAGAAACGTTAGTTGGGAAGCAATACTTGAGTGTGTACTCTCTGAGAACAGCACCTTCTTCACTAGCATCTTTCTCTAGTTGCTTAACACCCAAGTCAGCCATGTAACCATCGCTGTTGTTAGGTGTGAATAGAGGAGCAGTGTTACCCTCGTGGGTGTTGATGCTGTTTGCCCACTGTTCAAAGAATGAACGGAGTTTGAAGTCCTTATCATTGAAGAAGGTTGTAGTCCAGGTATCGAAGGTTCTGTCACCTGCGATCTTGACTGTTCTTCCTCTGAAAGGAACTTCGATGACACCCAGGTTAGAACCTGGGAGTGCAGCAGACTTACAAAGAATGTTTGTAAGTTTTTGATCTTCGCTCTCCAACTTGATTTGCTCAGGGAAAGCAATATTGATCAGGAACATATTGGGCTTTACGCCCTGACCAATAGTTTGTAGGAATGAACTTACGTTACTCGATGCCATTTGTGTTTACCTCGTTAATGTTTTCTCTATAACTAATTATCATCTACCGACGACTTCAGCGAACGAGACGCCCGTTCTCGTAGCAGTTACGGTAACTGTTACGTAGTTGATAGAGCGTGTAGGCTTGAGGTAGAGTTCTGCAACAAACTCATTGCGATCAATAACTTCAGGGGTGTTGTTTGTCTCGTCACAAACAACCAAGAAGTCGGTTAGACCTCTACGTGCCTGAACCTCTTGGAGGTAAGAACTGATAGAAGCATTGAAACCGCCACGAGTTGTGGTATCGTTTTGCTCGAAGAGTACGCCTTCTGCAAGTGCTCTTGCTCTCTTCTCAACATTGAGGAAGAGACGGCGAACGTTGATTCTGTCGAATGCGCTAGGTGAAGCAAGACCAGTCTTGTCACCGAATAGAACAGGACCAGAACCAGGAAGTGAAACGATAGGGTTGATTCTATTGGAATAGAGATCATCGCGCTGTGCCTTGTTAGGATTAAACGCAAGTTTTACAACGTTCTGAATACCACCACGGTTTAGACCTGCAGGTGAGAACCAGTCATCTAAAGATGCGGAAGTTGAAACACAGAGACCAGCAACATCACCGTTACAACCGATGTAGCGGTACTTATCGTTGAAGCGATCATAAGTGTACTTAACACCACTGTCTAGAACAACATAAGAACTAGAACCAATGTTGTCGAAGAAATCAATGGTTCTTGAAAGTTGCTCTGTAGGAGTTAGTGCAGATCCACCTGAAGATGATACTTGAGCACCAGTCCAAGGTGAGATGAATGCAATACAATCCTTTCTGCTATTAGCAACTGCAGCAACTGCACCTGCCTTAGCAATTGTATCTGATTCATTAGCACCGTCACCACCCATGAGCACAAAGTCAACAGTGGTCTGTTCGGTGTCTAGGAACTCGTCATATGCTGCTTGGATCTCGCCAGCAGTGTATGCATAGTCATCAGCACCACCTGATAGAGCACCACCCATATTGTCTGAGCGGATAAGTGCTAGAGATACAGGAGCAGCAGCAGTAGCACCATAAGATGCTGCTGTACCACCTTCATCTGCACCTAGAGCAGTCTGATCACCAGCACCAAAAGCAGCACCAGCATAGATTGTACCAGAATACTCATTGACATAATCCTTCCAGTATGCAGAACCACCTTCTGGAGTCTTAGCATCAGTGATCTTAGAAAGATATGTCATTCTCTCTACGATAGTATTAGTTGCAGTATTAACAACAGCAACGTGTACTTCGTCATCTGAGATGAAACGCTCGGAAGCAAAGGCAGAAGTGCCTGGACGAGGAGCAATTCCTTTGTAAGTTAAACCAGTGTCAGCAATTGGAAGTGCGTTGTAATCAGAAGCAGTGAATGCTGATTGTGTGAAACCGTTGCCAGATACAGCAGCTGCAGAACCATGTCTGATTGCTACAACGTCGGCACTGATAAGAGCAGTAACTTGGTGATCAGTTGTTACACCGTCGCTTACAGAATCGCCAACTGCGAGACCGTGACCAACCTTGGTCATTTTAGAATCAGCAACTTTGTCCACAACAACAACACGAAGATCATTACCTTCGGTTCCTGCGTAGCGAGCAGCAAATTTTTCTGAAGTTACACCAGCATCAAATGCATCCTTATCTGCGATAAGAACACCAGTGCCAGATAGAGTTGCGTTTTCTACTGCAGTTGCAGCACGTACAACTCCTAGTTGTCCGCCGTAGCGGAGGAATTCGGAAGCAACCAACCAGTCAGCAGCATTTGCCTCAGCTGGTGTACCGAACGTATCGATAAGTTCTCTTTCAGAACCAATGTTTACAATTTTGCCTACGGGTCCAGTGCGGAAAGATGAAGCAAAAGCACCACGAATGGATGATGCTCCTACAACGACAGCATTGGAAAAATCACGTTCTCTAATAACAACACCAGGCGAGACTTGACTTGCCATGTATTTTACCTCTTAGATATCAAATTTATCTGTAAGTATTTAGATTTTTGAATCCTTCAGAGGTGGTGAACAATGCATGAACTACCAATCTGGATAACCCCAATCAGCAAATGGATCTCGCTTTTTTCTAGACTCCATCACTCTTTTGACAGTGCAGTCTTTGCATTCATATGCATATGCTGACGGATGACCTTTTTTAGTTTTCCTCGTCAAATAGAATTCAGAGATCAAGTCCTTCTTTACACCGCATGTTCTGCACATTCTTTCTTTGAAAAGAAGGTGTTCCAGACTGAACTGATCCCCAATATCCATTAGTAGTTCCACATATAACCGACTTCTTCTTGCTTGTCTCCATATTCCCACAAAGAACCGTCGCCATCAATGTAGGTGTCATCGCCCAAACCATCGTCAATAAACCCAAAAGGAGCCATGTCTTGCTCAATTTGATTTCTTTGTTCATCGTAAATTCTCCTACGGATATCCTGATCAGTCATCTCTTTGAAGTATTCTTGCATGACCAACCATGCAAATAATACCATACACATCACAAGGTCGTCATGGTATCCTTCATCTGCCTCCCATGCTTGTTTCTTTTGTACAAACGTGGTGAGTTCTTGAAAGATTTGGAAGTCATTAAACAACAGCTTGTCTTCTTCAATGATTGCTTTAAGATTGGAGCAACCAATCTTCTTTACAGTCACACTCATCTTGACACCTAGTTGGGTTTTGTTTCCTGAGAAACCTTGTCCCACCACTTGTCCTGCTCTGCCTCGCATTGCACACATGAGTACGTTAGGATACTCAAGATCGTAATTGAGAGTAGCAGCAATACTGTCACCGATATCATTTACTTCTACTAATACGTATGGGTTATTATATTCCTTGCAGACTTGGAAAATTACTGAGGGAAACAGTACAGGTTTAATCTCATTATTTCTGTACTTTGCAACGATCTTATACGGCACCGTGGTGATATCAAACACGATAAAAGCACTGTAGTCACCACCGATTCCTCTGGCAACGTCAACAGTAACAATATATTCGTGATCTTTTTCGACTCTCTCATACACATCAAGTCCTGCATTACTTTTGATGGGGTCGTGGAATGGAATGTTTTGTAGTTTTGCTGGACTAATCAACGTGTCCGCAGATCCGAGAAAGTCACACTCGAATTCCTGTGCGAACTGTCGCGGTGACGTGTTCTTAATTGTTTCTTCTTTCCACTTACTATCCCTTCCTGGGACTTGTGACCAGTGGACTTCATTAGTTACATAATCATTCTTGCCACGCCTTGCATCCTCCCACATCTTATAAAAGTGGTTCATGCCATTAGGCGTGGAGATGATAATTACTTTCGTTGATTTACCAGACGTAATAGTAGGATAAACAGAGGCAAAGAATTGCTCTGCAACATGGTTTGGAACGAACGCAAATTCATCGAGGAAGAGGATATTGAACGACATGCCTCGGACAGCACTTGCAGATGTAGAAGCTGCCAAAATCTTTGATCCGTTTTCAAGTTCGACATTACCTTTGTTCCATACAAGAATACCATGTTGCATCCACTTGGGTAGGTTTTCGTAAGCTAGTTGTAGCCTACCCAATAGTTCCCTGGCGGTAGATGCCTTGTTAGCAAGAATACCGATGTTGACACTATCATAAAAGATAGCGTAATATAGTAGATAAGCAACAACAGTAGTTGACTTTCCAGTTTGTCTTGGGAGTTTCGCAATGTTAAATCTATTGTTGTGGAAATCTCTTAAGATGTCTTTTTGAAAATCATACATCTTAAAAGGCACCAAACCTTCGTCCAACGAAATGATTTGAATGTAATTCATTGCAAAGTAGATTGGATCTTGCTTACATTTGATCCACTCGTCGATTTGCTCTTTTGTAAATTGGATTGGGGTTCCTGCTTTCTTTAGATTAGGATTACCCAAATAGACATCATTACTAGACACAATAAAACACTAGTTCACCACTAGTATTTATTTG